CGCGGTTTAAGGCGGACGCATGTTGTTGCACGCAGGTGCGGGACACCTGGCCCCGAGGGACATAAACTCTACGAAGCTATGGCCCAAGACCTGCTCTTAGTCTAACGCGGCGCGGTCCGTTTCGGTTTCGAAGTAGGTTTGCGCCATGGTGTTGTCGTTCACGATGTCTTTCCAGAACGAACGAGTCGAGCGTTTGCCGTTCGGTTCGATCTCACCCGTCGAATCGACGGTACTGCCGCCCATGCCCTGCATTTCGATAAAGAGAGAGAGAGCGAGCACGTCGGCGTACGCGCCGAAAGATTTCTGTGAAAGCCGTGCGCGCAACGCAATCGATTGGTCCATGGTCATGGCCATGGTCGCGCGCGCGCGCACACCTCGATGGATTTCAGCACGGAACGCCGGGCTGAGATTCTGGGCGTAAAGCAGAACGTCACGCGCGACACGACGCTCCAAGAACGCGGCGAGATGCGTGCCGCCGGTATACTCCGGATTATCATCGGGGTTGGCAGCAGCCTCACCGACTCTGCGGCAAAGGTCGAGCATGGTGGTGAAGGTCTGCGCGACGGCGTCGAAAACCTGCGCGTTATAGGTCGGCACGACCAGCGAGACCTGCGGGTTCGCCTTCATGCTGCCGAGATCGGCGGGCTTGAACGAACCGTGCACACCCGTCCCGTTTACCTCGACATTGAAGGAGTAGCGCGTATTGATCTTGCGTACGGTGCGACTGTCAAAATTGACGACGCGAGTGTTGAAAGCGGCGGACGTGTACAGCTGCGGCTTCTCGTCGATCACGCTGGTAGGCACAACTTCGTCCATCGCGAGATAAACTTCGGCGACGGATGAAGTCAGGAACGACGATCCGTCGAAACGCCCGGAGAGGCCCCAGCTGAGGTCTTTCTCGGTGGTCGGCACGGTGTACCACATTTTGATGTGCGCTTGTCGCTCGTTGTTCTCGGTCAAGAAGAACTCACGATCGTCACGGACCACCGAACCGTCGGCGTCGAGAGCGACGGCAACACGCTGTGACATCAGGGCCGCGACCATGCGGTTTTCGATGAACGCGTAGCCGCCGATATCTATTTGGTACATGGCAGCGAAGTTGGTAAAACCACCCTGTGCAGCGTCGGTGAGCATGTCGTGCAGGCGCTTAGCAGCGTTGACGGTGCCCAGCGCGGACGAGTTGCCGTACGCAGCAGCGATGACTTCGCCGATGCGTTCTTTAGTGTGAGTGAGCGTAAAAGCTCCGCCAACCACACTGTCGGGATAGGCGTAAACGCTCATGCCGACAGCGCTAGGCGCCGCGGCGCGGAAGAGCACCACGCTCAGCGGAATGCCGCGGTTGTTGCGAACCTTCCGTGTACCGATGTTGCGGATAGCTTCGGCTTTGCCAACAACGGCGTAGCGTTGCGACGACTTGATGGCCGCCAGGATGCGCGGCGCGTTGGTGTCCAGCTTCCAACCCTCGTTCAGCGGCGTGATAGAAGAACCAGGCGCGAGGTTCAAGGCGGCTTCGATGAACACCCAGTTGTTAGCAAGGGTCGCCACGACGTCATTATCGCGCCAACTGACGTCAACCAGACCGGTCAGACCGGTGCCGTCGAGGTCGATACGGGCGCGCACACCCTTTACCATGTCGTCGATGACGTTGCCCAGCTGGTTGGTATCCAGGAAGGCGCGACCGATCTCGAACAGGGCGTCGGCCACCTCGTCAGCGAACACCTCTTTGGAGTACTTGCGGTCGGCGATGTTGACGACCTTCGCGTTTTCCATCACGCGCACGATCTCGAACGCCGCGACATCGCTGGCGATGGCTGCGACCGTGACCGGCCCGACGGGGTACTGGAACCGCATCGAATAGTCGCCGTTTTTGCTCAGCACGCCAACCTTGTTCATGTAGGGGACGAGGATCTCCATCAGGACGTTAGCGACGTTAACATCCGTTGCCGATTTGACGACCGAGTCCCACAGGTCGGATTTCGAAATCATTACATCTCCAGGGCGCACGGTGTGCGTCGCGATGTTGTCGATGATGATCTTACGGACTTTGCGAGTCAAGAAGAACTGAGCGCAATCGTTACGCACGGTAATATTGTTCGCCGCGTTTTGCACGACACGGACGTTTGCTTTCTCCGCCCAGATCGCTTCGGTGTGGGCGGTGCCTTCGTATCGGTCGATGATCGTGTTGTAAACGTTCAACACGATCTCGCGATAGCCGGCGATGCTGTCGTATCCACCGTCAGAGCGTTGCACCGTCAGCAGACCGGTGTCGAAAGCGACGTCGGGGGTCATCGACGCGTCGTAGTTGTTTTCGCTGCGGTTTTGATTCTTAGCCATTTGTATTCCTAGTTAGTTGGTGATTTAATTGATCAATTAATGACGTGGCTTTAAGCACCGCCGATGCCTTCTTGTTTACGATTCTTCATGGTTTTCTCCTAGAAAGCCAATTGATTGACGTTTACGCGTTTCCGTCAGCACTGAAACGTGCACGGCGGATGGCGCTGTTCAGGTGGCTGTCACTCAGACCAGAGACAGTTCCCAACGACTCAACGTCGTCGAGGTCGTCGGCACCAGACCCGACCACAGCCCGTGACATTGCCATGGTGCCGTCGCCGGTAAAACTGGTCACGAAGGTGCCGCCCTCGCGTTTCAAACCCTCGCCACGACGCGAGGAGTACTTCCACACCCCGTCTGCAACAACAGAGATGGTCATCGTCGCGTTCGACTGAGCCGCTTCGACCAGGAGGTCGACGACTTCCTGATCCGCCGACGATGGGTTAAGCGGAATGTACAAGGTGCTGCCGACCGAAGCGGCAACTGCGCCCCAACGCGACAGGAGAGGCAGAGCTCCGCGCGATATGCCCGACTTCATCGCGCCCCCGGTCGCGAGGGCCAGGATGTCCTTAACCGAATCCAGCACCACATCGGAGTTGTAGAACAGGCACTCAGCAAGCGCCTTTGCGCCTAGTTTCTCGTCGGCGAGATAGCCGGACAACGGCTCGCCGTAGCGTAGCGCGGCATAGTCGGCGTCGTTCAGGCCGGCCAGCATGTGCGTCACGGGTGTCTTCGCCGCGTTGGCGCCGCCGATCACGATGGCCACGCCATTCGGGATACGCAGGCCATGTGACACTTTGTTGGTTGGCGCGGAGCCGTTCGGAATGCCCGTGTCGATGTGAACGCCGACAGGGAATTTGACGGCGTCGCCGGGCTTGAGCGAGCCCTTGGAATCGTCAAGCTCGACGGTGTCGTCGACGGCGTGCGCGAATTCATTGCCGTCAGAGCCGATCGTATAGCGAGCGCGTCCGAAGTCGATAGTAAGCACCGGCACCACCGGGCCGTTCTGGAGCGCGGCTAGCGCCGCTTTAAAAGCGGAACGCGCGTGGCCTGCTGCGGATGGCGCCGCCCATTTGGCCAGCGTTTTGCGCTCGGTTTGGTAATCAGAATACTTCATGGAACTGCCCTCCGTAATAAGTTTTTGGAATGTGTTTGTAAATCACGCCATCGATCTTCGACGTTATCTTCTTGTAGATGTCGGGGCTGATGTCGGACTCGAGGTACTTGTAGTGAATGCGGTCCTCGTTTTCCAGCACGTCACGGTCGGCGGCCGTCAACGCGTCAGTAAATTGCAACTTCACTTTCTCCATCGCGTTGCCGACAATCGAGAGGAAGCTTCCGAAGTGCGGCGCCAACATGTCGTGGAAAAGCTTGTTATGTATCTCCCACGCCAGCGGTCCAGCCGGGTTTGCATCTTGGTTGTTAATACGCTCAAGAATGCCAATGGGCCAGTACGGACGAAAGTTGCCACCGATGGACCGTTCCGGTGTATAAATCTTCTCGAAGGCGGTGTGCACCTTCGGGGTAGGCTTATACGTCAGTTTTTCGGCATCATCAAACATCAGAAGCAAACCAGAAAAGCCCTGGCCCTTCTCCGAGTCCACATGATAGTGGCCAACCGTCCCGCTATATCGCAACGATTTATAGCGATCCAACAGACCCTTGTCGGCGGTGTAGACAATCTCGTCGTCGCCGTTGTTGATGAAGTTAATCGCGCCCTCGGACTTGAGGTACGTCAGCACCTTCCCCAGGACCGGAAGGCCCATGCGATAGAATACGATAAGTGTATCAACACACTTGTTGCCCTTCGCGACGAGAGACGTCCAAGCGTGACCAGAACGGTTGCCACACACTACCTGAGACTTCATGAGGCGGAAGTCCCCTACGAACGTGCCCTCACGCCCGTTGAGGTCGAGAGGTCGCGCGTAGTAAGGTGAGTAGTAAAGGAGACGGCTCATTTTAACAAGTCGCGCGTCCCAGAACCGTTCGGCAGAATCATGGACGACGTCAATAGCGTCTCGCGACATGCTTCGGTCGTATTCTTTGACGTCACCGCATTCGAAATAACAGCCGTTGATTTGGGCAGTTATTTGGTCGGGCGTTGATGTGTGGAACACGCGGGGATAGAGCTCGAACATCGACTGCATGTGGCCGGACGAGATAATTTGAAGCACGCAGTTGATCACCCAAGGACCAGCGTGGATCACACGGGCGCGCGTACAAGAGAAGTCTTCCCACGCTCGTCCATCTATGGTAACGCTCTTGTCGGCGAGGACCATTTCGCCTTGTTCGCCGTTCGTCAGCGCGTACATCAAATCGAAAACCCAGCGTTCCTTTCCAACGGAGTCGATCTGGTCGCGCTTCTGAATGTACATCATAAAGGCCATCTCGAGTTCGTTCGCAAGAGTTTGCCAGTCATCTTTCTCTACGCACTTTAACATCGCCTCGAAACGCGGAGCTTCGTACAGGAAAAGCGCAAAATCGCGCTTCCAGGTAGCGTCGCTTGTGTTACGACGCGGGCCAGAAGTGGATTTGTGGGGAACCTTGACGTGGGCGAGCTTGTAACGACTGAAGATGATGTCCCAGAACTCGTTCGCGATTCGTCGCTCCACACCGTCGTAGCCGGCGGTTAGTTTCAACTCCTTTCTGTAAAACGCGTTGTCCAGTGGGGTGTAAGACATCGGGGTAGACATCCAGCCTGCGACGCACTTCATGCGGTCCCAAGGCGCGTGTACGCCGTTAAGACACATGCCGTTGCTGTCGAGTTCAGGCGTCAGCTGCTCGCCGAGCTGCTTCGTGAATTCGCGTTGGAACAACATGACGCGAGGGTCGATTGAGAACACGTCCGTCAGCAACTCGCGCCGCTCACGGCTAACGAGGGGCTTGCTGTGTGCACCCGACCCGTTGCCAAAGACGAGACCGAGGTCGGAGCGCGCGTCCATTCTGCGCATATAGCCATATTTGGCATAGTACGAAGCTGACGCTTGCGTCTGGGGTAGCGGCCTAGTCATGCTTCGACGTCGTCATCCGGTTCGACCGCGTCGGCAGCACCTACGGATCGATGACGAGTGTGCGGCTTAACGCTGCCGTTGGCCTTAGTGTACTGGGCGCGTTCGCGCTCGTACGAAGTCGCGTTCTCGTCCTTCAAGGCGGCCTCGACGCGCGCGTACTCGATGACTTCGTTGACAAAGGTCGCGTGCGCAACGCGTTCGAGCGTGTAGGTGCGCGATTCGAATTGTGCGTCGTAATTAGCCGTGGGCAGGCCAGACAGGACCATGCCGTTGAAGCCGAACAACACGGGATGGTCGACGATGACCTCCAGCAGTTCGTAGTCAGACTCAGCGAACAAAAGCACCGACTGCGGCGGCGAAGCTTGAACGCTAGCGATATCAATGACCTGGCAGTACTTGATCGACGGATCGTCAGGCATGACGTTAGGCAACGGCGCCAGAAGGCGGACTGGTAAGTCGGCGGCCGGCGCCTTCTTGGTTTCGAACATGTCGGAAAGATCCATACTACCTCCAGAGGGTTTAGAATTGAGAATTTGACGGGAATTGAGCTTAGGGTAGAAAGCCATGACCAACGCCATGTTGGTCGGGATAGCGCGCAGGGTTTCCATCGCAACGCGACTTTCGGCAGCACCGAAGACGCGATCGACAACGTTGTCGAACCGCGGGTTGCGCAGAACGGTGACGTGCGCGTTAAGCACGCCGTCATCGCCGTGCAACATCATTTCATAATACAGCATTTACTTTACCCTGATTATATCGGCGTCCGTCATGCCGAGTGCGATTGCAAGCGCGACGACGTTGTCGCGTTCCTTTTGGTGAACAGGACTCGATACCATCTGTTGTATATACACCATGGAATGACCGGTGTAGAACGCGGCGCGTATGAAGTCCGTAAAACTTTCCAGACTCATGTCGGCAGCCTGGGTTTTACTAAGGATGATGACCATCAAACCACCTCGGGTTAGAGTAATTGACTAGAACTCGTAAGTCTCCGAGTAGCTGATAGGCTCGCCAGCGAGATCGATCATCTCGGCGCGATACGTGATCAAGTCCGTCGTGGCGCAGTAGTGCCACGACACGGATATGGGTGGCATGATGCAGATGAGTCGGGCGACGTCGAACTTCTCGTCCGCGGTAGAAACTGCGGCGTTCGTCGGGTAGTAAAGCTCGCTGACACCGAGGAATACGGACATGCACCGGTGACGGTGTATCCGTGTCCTAAGGTAGGACGCGTTAGCGGCCAGCACGATGCCGGCAGGGATCATTGATTGTACATTCATGATACGGCTCCTTTGGTTTAAGATAGACAGTCTTCTCGAGGGCCCGAAATGAATCGAACCAACGAGTGATAGGCGTTACTTCCCTTCGTCACACGGGTTTTGTGCGTCCTACGTTGTTATATCGCGGTGCACACTCAGTTCACGCCCTCCGCGCCCGGAACGAACCGGGCGACAAAATTTCACCCCGTCTTTGGTTGGGGATTGACAAGGACCTCTTGGCCTTA